AGGATCACTGTATTCGAACACCAATTAGGCATTTGTCGCTCCTTTCACAGTATCATTATTATACAACCGATCTTCTACTTTGTCAACCAAATCCAGTTCAATCCGCTGGATGTTCATTTCGCAGATCTGCTGTATGGTCTTGAGGATCTTCATCTCGGTCATCGGAGTCTGCCCTTCTTCCAGGCACTCCACCGCAGTCTTCAGGTAGTTGATGTTGGTGATCATGCCGTCTCCTTGATGGTGTTGATCAGGATCTCATGTCGGGCCTTGTCGGAGATCTTGGCCAAACGACCTCGGAACTCTGCCCTCTTGGCCTTGGGCAAGTGTCCTATGGCGTCTGCCAAGATCATGCCCAGCGCACCAGCGGCGAACGAATAACTGCCATATCGCTCCAGGGTGCTTTCAGTAACCTCGTTGACCGCAGCCATGGTGCTCTGCGACTCTTCCAGGTATTCGTTCCATCTCTGCTGTGCTGATTTCATTTTCGCTCCTTGTCTTTCACTATACTTAAATTATAGCGCCAGACTAGCCAATTGTCAACCAAAATGCAGACAAAAGAACCGCATAGATAAGTAAGCCCTTGCTAACATCTTTCAAGGCTTCTTTCACGCACCAGGTGCTCCATTCTTCAATAGTCTTCAAGTTCTAACTCCTTTGTGTGTTTGCAAGATCCTCTGAATGTGAATCCTGGGCAGGTACAGGTCCGGTCTTGGGTGTTGACGTAATAGGTCGCACCTTTCGATCCCGGCACTTCTAATACCACTGGATCCTTCTTCTCCTCGACATCGAACAGGCCGATGTCCGCTTTCTCAAACTTCCTATACCGCTTGTCCAACTTCTGTGGAACTTTGAAGAACTCTGGCTCACCCTCATGCCAACGGATGTAGGCCACGGCCTTGTCCCCGTCCATCAAGTAAGTGTGATTGGGCTGTCGGTATTCAACTTCCCAAACCGTCACTTCCTTCAAAGCCTCCATTAGGTGTAATCCTTCTTAGAACCGAACCGCTCGTTGTCCCAGTAGCCTGCCATGTATTCTTCGATGGCTTCTGGATACATTACCTTGACCCTAGGACCCGAATCGCCGCCAACTCCACCGTAGTGTGGATCAGGCTCACGATCGTAGTAGGAATCGGCACTGCCGCGATCGTAGAGGCTACCGTGGTTAGTACGGATCCACTCTGGACCTTTCATTGCCCTTACGATGTTATCATGTTCTTTGATCATTTCAGCTCCTTGCTATTCACTATACCTACAGTATAAAGCCAAACCTGCCAATTGTCAACCAAATTCTATCAGGGCGGGGGTTGCTCGCCCACCCTGGCCCAGCGATCAACCTGGGACTTTAGTCCAGCCTAGAGCCGCTGTAGAAGTCCAGCTTCAGCTCTTCCTGCATGACCTTGGCGTAGGCCGTCGCGCCGTGCTCCGATGCATCCACGCTCTGCCCCATCCACCAACCAGCCCTGCCGTTCCAGAGCTGGAGTCCGCCCTCGTAGGATTTGCGGAAACCAATCTCAGCCAGGGCCTTGCCCATCTTGGAGTTGCTTCGCACCTTGTAGACGTTGACCCAGGCAAAGCCGCAGGGTCCGCCATCCTTACCACCGAAGTACTTGTCTGCGAAAGCCTGTGAAGCTTTCTGGGCGGCATCGATAGCACGAGCATGGGCCATTTGGACTTTTACGGTTTCGAAATTTGCTGACATAGTTCGCTCCTTAGTTCAGTGTCTCAGTATCATAAGTTTAATGCCAAACTGCCTCTTTGTCAACCACGAATGGTGTCAAAGATCGAATTCTGCAGATCAGCGATCTCATCGTAGGGCACATAGAAGTCCGTGGTGGGATCCCAGTAGGCACCCTCTTTGGCATCATAGTACAGGACCCGACCGTTGGGGTATTCGAATGGACCCTCAAGTCCCTCGCGTGGTCCAAAGCGTCCTTGGCGGGTGAATACGATGTAGCTCATGCTCGCTCCTGTTGTCTCAGTATCATAAGTCTACAGCCAAAGCACCGAATTGTCAACCAAAAAAAAGACCCTGGTGTTAACAGGGTCAAAGGGAGCGTACTGCGAATAATTCTTAATCTGTATGCGGGGGCAGTTCGTATTCCTCATCCCCCGGAGCTGGGCTTTGGTTCCTAGGCACCGTAGTAGCCGGAGTCATCCTCTTGCTCCTCTTCTTCTGGATCGTAGTATTCTTCGGCATCCTCGCCGTAGTATTCGGGATCTTCGTATAGGGGTTGATATCGGTAGATCACTGTAGTTTCTCCTTGGCTGCATCGATTAGGTTATTGAGATCTGATTGTGGTTTAGTGGCTTCTGCGGCCTGCTTGGCACCCTCATGCACCACCTGTTCTGCCTTCTTGACCGCGGTCTCTACTTCAGAGGGAAAGTAGTAGTAGACCAGGGCTCCGATAACTATGCCAATGACCAATTTTATCATACTGCCTCCAACATAGCAAGTGGAACATTCCAACGGGTCATACCGCTGACCACGATGGCCTTCTTGATCTTGATCTGCTCAAGACGCCCTACCACAGGACCGTTCTTACCGTTGAACTGGACCTGCTCACCAATCCGTAGAGTATTCGCTGCCTTGCGGCCGTTCTGTGCCCGTTTGAACTTCACGGCTTCGATGATAAGATTAAGGTCATCATTGTTGAGATCGCCGTTTCGGATATCAACTAGGATGTCTCTTAGGTTGTTCATTGCTTCGCTCCTATCAGTGTTTCAGTATCTATATTATACGATCGGACGACCTATTTGTCAACTCTGTACGCACACACATAGCAGCGGGGCCTGTTGTATTTCTACAACAGAGCCCGGCACTTCAGCCAACCAGGGAGGCATCCTTTTCGTAGATTACCGTCTGTCCAAACGGAGCCTCTGCGGAGGTGTTGCCTTTGACGATGAACAAGGTGTCGCAGTAGTTCTCGTCACCCCATGAACCGCAGGGCCATCCATCCGTGAACATGATGAACTTCTTGGGCTCGATGCCCTGCTCCTTCATGAAGTTGAAGCAGGCTTCGAAGTCCGTGCCACCGCCACCTATGGGCTCATAGTCCAGGAGATCCATGGCATTGTCCTGGGTGATAGTCTGGCAGTTGTAGACTTCAGTGTCAAAGCAGAACAAGGTGATCTTGAAGTCCTCGTATTGGTCCATGATGCCTTTGACTTCCGATAAGAACGTCTTGGCATCATCGTCACCAATACTGCCACTCATGTCAATAGCGATAGCCACGTCAATGGTAGTGTCAGGGATCATGCCTGGCAACACCGCACCAGTCTGCCAACCCTTGCGTGATGGACGCACGAACGAGTAATCGTTGCGAACGATGCTCTGGATCTCCTGTCGGACGATCTGGCGCCAGTTCATCTTGGGCTCAGTCAAGTCCTTGATCAGACGCTGGATACCTGCGGGCACTTTACCTGCACCAGCGGCCGCGGCACTTTGGATCATAGCCTCTTTGATCTCATCGCGGATCTTCTGTGCTTCTTCCTTGCTCATACCACCAGGACCCTTGCCTTCTTTGTCCGACTTGTCGCCCTTGCCGCTCTGGCCGTCTTCGTTGATGTGCTCGTCCAGCAGGTCGCCTAACTGCTTCATTAGGTCTTCCATGGAGATCTTTTCAGCCTTGTCGTAGAGATCATCGTAGATTTCTTCCCAGGCCATGCCACGGTATTTGCTGTCGTAGCAGATCTGCACTTCAGTGATCTTCTCACCTACACGCTCGTCTACCAAGATCTGGTTGACTGCGAAGTCCTGCGCGATGTTGCAGAGTTTTCGATCACGGCTACCAGCACGACCAAAGTGATCGAGGACGCAGTGCAGGATCTCGTGTCCGAACAGGAACTCCAGCTTCTTGACAGAGAGCTTGCTAACGAAGTCCTTGTTATAGTAGAAGTCGCGCCCATTAGTAGCCGCTGTCGGGCACCAATCGCTGGCGTCTTTGAGTTGCATCCGAGTGGCCATGTTGCCAAAGAACGGTGCTTTGAGCAAGAGCCCTACGCGGGCAGTGGTAAGTTTCTCAACAATGTCTGACATATAACGCTCCTAATCGTCTAGTGTATTTATTATATGCCCAGATAACCCAATTGTCAACCCCTAAGGGTGGGCGGGCGCCCTGGGTGAGCCCCGCCCGTTTGGCACTCTGGAGGGGGTCTAGTTCTCCATCGCGCTCAAAACATACTTGCCAAATCGCTTGTGGAACTCATCAAACGATTTCATCTTGGAAGCGTCCAAAGGCAAGTTGAAGTTGGTCAAAGCCGTCTTGGCACCCATGACAACGATCTCCGTGGCAAAGTTCGCCATCATGTAAGAGAAGAAGTTATCAGCGGCTTCGTTGAACTTCTTGTCCTGCTTCTCTGCCATGTCCTTGAGCTCGTAGCAGAGCGACGTGGTCAGTGAATACATCGCTGACACTTCCTTGACTTTGAGCTCCTTCTCCTTGCCAGACAGGATGTCCTCTGGCTTAGGCAGTTTGGAAGCGATCTTACGGTGTGCCATGAACTTCACAGCCAAGCCATCACCAACGGCACCCGCGATTAGATTGTGCAAGGTGTCCACATCAGTGTCGTCATCGTCCAAGAGCTCTGAAACGAACATCCAAGAACGAGGAGTTGCAAAGGCCTTAGAGGGGCTCTTAGGATCGAAGTCGTTCAAGTCCTGCTTGGCGAACGAAACATAACCAACTACCTCAGGATGCACCTTGTTGGCAGTAGCCCAATCTTGCCAGTCGTCGAAGTCCACCTTCATCTCCAAGTGGACGAAGCGGTTAGCCAGCGGAGCAGGCATACGGTAAGTGACGCCACGATCGCCTTCGCGGTTGCCAGCGGCAACGATGTCCACGCCCTTGGGCAGGTTGTAGGTACCAACCTTGCGGTTCAGCACCAATTGGTAGGCAGCGGCCTGTACGGCTGGAGGAGCGGAGTTCAGCTCGTCCAAGAAGATGATAGCCGTGGACTCTGGGTCCGTAGGCAGCTCTGCGGGAGGTGCCCAGACCATCTTACCCTGATCAGCATTGTAGTAGGGGATGCCCTTGATGTCAGTGGGCTCCCAAAGGGCGAGACGAACGTCAATGACTTCGCGCTCGAGTTCTTCACCGATCTGCTTGACCAGATCTGATTTGCCAATACCCGGAGGACCCCACAGGAATGCGGAGCGACGAGCACGGATTGCTTTGCGGATTGCCTTACGAGCCGCTTTCGGACCCATCTGGCGGACGGAAATATCTGCTGACATAGTAGACCCCTTTCAGTTAAAAATCTTGTTTCCCAGTTTCAATAGTATAGCACCGGTCATGCTCTTTGTCAACCAACTCTAACGAAGTTCAGCTGGGTTGATTTGTCATCACGCTGTCGCTTGATCTTGCCCTTGATGGGTAAGTTAGCGCCTACTAACAACTCCCTGCCGAACCAGAAGTCCACGAAGCTTTCTCCCATACGGCCCTGGACCCGGAACTTATTGTAGTTGGGATTGAATCGGCATTGCTCTACGGTGAAGTAGCCTGAGATCTTGTCGCCCTCGGCACCCTTGATCTGCTCAGAAGCATACAGGGCCTGCATGAACTCCTTGCGGGCTTGATCACGGCGGGCTACATCAGGCAAGCAGCTGATGATCGAGAACTCCAGCATATTGCGGCCAGTGAACCGGTCCATCTGCGCGATCTTCAGAGCCTGGTGCTGGAAGTCGTTGAGCTTGCCCTGCAGTGCGAGGAAGGTGTAGGTGTTGAAATGGGCACGGATCCGCTGGCCCTCTGCGATCTCCGCCTCAGTGGGCTGAAGGTTGTTGCGGAGCAGCTCTTTGACGATGACCTTGTTAGGCTCAGTCTTGACCACATCTAAGGTCTCAGCGTAGACGGGCAGTTTGACATAGCCCCCGTTCATACGATCAACACGGACTGCGATGCCCCAAACTTGATCTGCTGTATATTCCAAGTTCCGCTCCTTGTTATCCATTGTCTCTATTATATGCCCAAAGTGATCATTTGTCAACCACCGGAGTGCCGGCCAATAAAAAAGGGCTGTTGCGTTTCCACAACAGCCCCTCAAACCGCCCCGGGAGCGAATCGGCTTGGTTTGAAACTGGTTTAGACAGTGATGCCTAAGGACTGGGCCTTGTATGCTAGTGCGACCATCTTGCGGCTGGCCTCACCATGGCGATACTCGGTGACCTGGACATTGTTTCCGGCTTTGCGGCTGTTGGCATAGATTGCATAGCCACGCTGGCGGATGTCGCTGATCGTAGCAGTGGGATTCTTGATGCCAAAGCGCTTGGAGATCTGGGCAGGAGTCAGTGTCTCGCGATCCAGTACCAAAGCCTTGAACAGTTTACCTTGCTTGGTCTCAAGGTTGAATTTACGAAGAGTTGTGGTTTTCATTGCCTTTTCCTTTAGTAATGTTGCTGATATCTATCAGCGTCCTACTATATTACCTGATCTTTAATCTAAGATCAACCTTTCATTTTACCAATCTAGTCTCGGTTTCTCCGAATCGCCGCACCCACAGAACCTGTCAGCATGGCCTGCAACCAAAACATGGCCAACCATGTCCATGCCGTGTACTCTATGCCCATGGCGAACAGGGTGTTGAAACTCCATATGGTGATCAACGGCACTGCCGCGATGATCGCCAAGGCCACCACGAAGATCGCCAAAAACGCACCTAGTCCTACATTATGTTTCATCAGCATTCTCCTCTAATGCTCGCAGTTCGGCCAACTCTTTCTCGATGGCCTTGTTCTTGCGGCTAACACCTACGGCGGTGCCCTTTTGGTACACTCGCCAAACATGCTCTTCACAGTATGAGCGACCCGGCCACAAAGGCCTACAGCCGCAGAACTGCAAAGGGCCTCGTTGTGGGTCCTGTTCTGGACCCACCCATTGGCACCCTGTCATATTAATAAGCTCCCTTCATAACAGTTACCTTAGCCATGTTCTCCCAGTTCTGGGGGAAGCTCTTGCGCAGGTCTGCCACTTTCAGCACCGTGCGCAGGCTCAGCTCACGCATCGTTGCTCGATTAGCCTCGATGAAGTTGATCACTTCGTCTTTGGCAACATCAGCCAGCTCGTAGTCGTCCAACATGCCGTCCTTGACGATCTGCTTGATGCGCAGGACCTTTTCACGATCCGTGTCCATGCGCAGATCGATATAGTGACAGCGTGACTCTAGTGCTGCCAAGTGCTCCTGCAGTTTCTTCGAGCGCACGTTCTCGAACTTCAAGTTGGTGATGAAGATAGCACCACCCTTGAACTCGAACTTGTCCGGCACGCCTTCTGAACGGAGCAGTCGGCTGTCAGTGTTCCAAGAGATAGTGCGCTTCTTGGAGCTGTCCAAAGCTGCCTTCAAAATATTAAGAGCAACGTCGTCCAAAAGGATGCTGTCACAGTCGTCGAACACCAAGATGCTCTTTGGGTCGGAGTACTTGTAGAGCTTAGAATACAAGCCAATGGCACTCATAGCACCCTTGACGATCTCGTATTTGGGCTTGCGCTGTCCCATCATATCGAACAGGTCGTCCTTAGCCAGCACTTCTTCAACACCAAAGCTCTTACCAACACCTGGAGGGCCAGTGACGATCATTGCACGTACATCGCCTGCTTTCACAGCAGTGGTCATGTCCTGCAGGATCTGGAATCGCATACGTGTGCGCTCGATGATCTCTTCGTCAGACTCGTGTGCTACAGCATCGTCAGCGACTTTGATCTGGGTGAAGTCCATCTCTTTGACGTCAGCGTTCTTGCCTCGGGGCTTGCTCTGTAATGCTGTCAACATTGCTACTCCTTGTGGAATGGGTTTGGCGCTGCCGGCGACATTGTAGGCACCCTGGCGGCACTTGATGCGGATGCTTCGATCGGGGAACCCGGGCTGTGAGCCACCTTCTACCGTAACATAACCCTCACCGCTCTTAGCTACTTTGTAGTCCTCAACTAGTTTGAACGTCAAACCGCCAACGTTAGTGGGTTGACCCTTGATGTTGTACCAACCCTCTGTAAACGTAATATACATGCTCGCTCCTTTTTGTTAACTATGACTCTATTGTACGACCAAATCTACTCTTTGTCAAGCGCTTCTTCGACCCGCTCGTCAATGACCCGATCTACGGCACGCTCTGCCCGTTGTGCAAATCTACGAGCCATGAACGCGATCTCGTTGAAACTGCGGAGTTCGTCCATCGACAGATCTTTGACGAATGCCACATCGCCCTGCTCATCCATGGCGTCCATGATCTGGTTGAAGGCGGCTTCTGTATTGTTGCACATGCAATACGACATGTTTGGATAGTCTCGCACGGTTCGCTCCTTTTTGTTAACTATGACTCTATTATAGTGCATCTGGGGTTATTTGTCAACCCCAGAAACCCTACAACAGGGTGGGTTATTCGTCCTCTGCTACTGCAAGGGCTTCCAGTGCTTGAGCCAAAGGAACCAGCCCGCCCTTGATCAGCCCTGCGGTGTCGTAGAGGCACCCTGCATACCAAACGCCGTCCCGCATCACGTAGTAGTACTCGCCGCAACAACGATCCACCTGCTCCAGGAACTCCTCGAAACTATGGGCTACCTGCCAGCTGACATCTTCTTCGCCACGGTCCTTGTAGAAGTTCATCTCTTCTACGGTCTCCTTGACACCACTGTTATCGCCCAAACTGACCAAGAGATTGGCCTTGGTGCTGTCGTAGTGCTTGTGGAGGATCTCTCCAGTGTACTGCAGATAGCCATCGTAGTGGCAGTAGACTGACTTGCAGACATCGCCGTGCATGACGGCTACTCGTGATCGTGTACCCATGTTTCGCTCCTTGTTGTTAACTATGACTCTACTTTACGTTCAAACCGTCTCTTTGTCAACCACTAGATTCTCTACTACATTTTTGGAAAGATCATAGAACTGCCTATTGCTGAGCTCACCCTTGATCTTGTTTGGTAGCCAGCAGGCCAGCTGGATGTTCCATTTGGTATACCCGCCGGTATTATAGATCCTATCGATGGTACAGCCTCTGGGATTCGTGGCATACCCAAAACTGCCCCCACGGGTGAACTCTAGCTCCCACCCGGTAAGAGCGCAACGGCCCTGCTGCTTGGCCAGCAGCTCCATGACATCATCGATATCGATATCGAACTTTAGACCAGTGACTTCTCTAGAACGCCATTTGGTCTTTGACAACGTGACCCTTAAGAACTTCTCCGCCGCCGCTAGGTCCATCGTTCGCTCCTTGTTGTTAACTATGACTCTATTATACGATCTCAGCTGCCAGTTGTCAACCCCAGCACGGAGTTATCGCCCTCAGCGTAGGTGTAGAAGCCCTCGATGAAGATGTGATGGCTGTCGCCTGAGCGCTCTATGGCTAGATCAGCGGCACGATACAGATCGCCCCAGGTTGGTCCTTTGATGGGAGCGCTGGTCTCGTGATAGAAGATCTGCTGGGCGCCCTGCCAGGGATGATCCTGCAAGAACCCGTGCTCGTCTATGTCGTAGATGCTCCAGATGGCTGTGAGGCTGTTTTCCGCACGGAACTGGCTGAAGTAGTCCATCTTGCGATCGAACGTGCTATTGTCTTGTGCATAGGCATCTTTCAAGCCCATTTGGAAGCCCTCTATGATGCGATCGAACTCCTGAGTCTTGATCATGCTCTCGTCCATGCGAGCTACGAGATTACGCAGATCGCAGAGGGTGTTGTGGATGATCTTGAAGTCCTCACCTCTGAGCGTTACTGATTCCATTCTATGCTCCTTTGATAGTAGTGAACAAGCAGGCCTTGGGCAACGCCTCGACCTTGACGATCTTGTTGGGCAAGGGCTGATGCTCATAGCCCGTGATGATGTTTTTCAACCTAACCCGCTTGGCCATGACCTTTAGGACCACGCCCATGTAGACGCGGTTGTAGTTGCACCAAATGACAGGGTCGCCTACGGCCAAGGGCTGCTCTAAGTGATCTAGGACCATGCCCCCTCCTATTCGTAGAAAGTAACTTGGGAGTCCAGGCGCTCTAGTTGCTGGCGCACACGGGTCAACATCTGCCACTTCTTCTGGATCACTGACCTAGGCAGCTCGCCGTCGCAGGTCAAGTTCTCTGGGCTTAGGCTGCAGGAGATGTCATCAGCCAACTGCTGTCGGTCCCGGGGGTCGTCCAAGCTCAACGGCCGTTGCTTGAACATGGCGCGGATACGGTTCCGGCCCTCTACATAGTCGTTCAGTGCTTTCAAGTTTCGCTCCTTGTTAGTTGCTACAGTCTCTATTGTGCAGCCAAACCCTGCCTTTGTCAACCGATATATGAAAAACACCCAGCCCACTCACGATATGCTCGCTGATCAGCTAGGGGCATGATCAAGTCTTCGCTGACACCGTCTATGCATGCCCTGCGGATGACGCAGACTGTTCCTCGTTGGATCATTGTGTGGCTCCTTGTCTATCACTTGACTCTAGTATATACTCCCAGTCCTCTTTTGTCAACCCCTCCAAGCGCTCCCGGAAACGACGGAACACACCTTCCTCCTCGTCTTCGCTCTGGGGCACTAGTCTGCGGGCATCCCACTCTTCCATGTCTATCACGCTTAATCTCCTCGTGTGTCAGTGTTCAGTGTGGGCATCACAGCCCTGCGGATCTCTACTTCACGCTTATGGGCGTCTGCTTTGCCTCTGACGATCTCGTGAACACGGATCTCGATCTCGCTCTTGTCGTTGAGCTTGCGGAGTGCTTCACAGAGCAGCCAATTTTTAGTCTCTGTTTTGGCACGATAGAAGTGCTTGGCAGCCCGTGCCCGTACCGACTTCAGTACAGTAGACTCCGTCTTGGCAGTGACACCTATATAGTTCTCGCCCCCTACGACGAGCTCGTATATGATGTGATTGCGATCTGATCTCTTTGCTCGGGCCATCGTTCGCTCCTTGTTTCTCACTATACATCTATTGTATACCCAAACGAGCCAATTGTCTACCAAAAAGTCAGGTGTTGCCAAAATGCCACACAGTGCGGCACTCCAAGTCTTAGTTAGTGCTTACCGACTCTGCTCGCCGCACCTGCCCCCATCCGCTGCCCAAAGTAAGCGCTTACTGACCCGTTACTGAGCTAGAACCCGCACTGCTGCTAGGGTCTTTGGTGCGACCGGCCGGAATCGAACCGGCATGCCCGAAAGCGAGAGATTTTAAGTCTCTTGTGTCTACCTATTTCACCACGGTCGCGCTGCTAGATGCTGCTGTAATATGGCCCGCCCTGCACGAATCGAACGTGCGACCCACAGCTTAGAAGGCTGTTGCTCTATCCCCTGAGCTAAGGGCGGAATGTGCTGCTGTCACTGCTGTCTATATTGGTGGGCCCGGAGGGACTCGAACCCCCGACCAAGCGATTATGAGTCGCCTGCTCTAACCAACTGAGCTACAGGCCCGTATACTAGTTATCTTTCAGCTGTTCTCCCTGCTTGATGAAACGATGCAGCTCTTCCATCCTAGGTGATATGATGTCTGGCGCACGGCGAGCGATCTCTTTTAGATAGTATTCTCCAGGATAATGACGCAGCACTGACCTAGCCTGCTGGCGCACAGCCTTGGGAACCCTGGGAGTCTTTGAGGGATCCTGGAGATCTTGTAGGAACTGTTCAGCCCATTTGAGAGCACGATAACGCTCGTCTGGTAATGTCATTGATCGCCTCTGATTCTTTATGGTTTCTATCACTATGTCAACTATTATACATATACACAGCCTAATTGTCAACCACCCTGCAGCGGGGCCAATCCTTAGAATAGCCCTAGTATGGGCTCGCACCACCCTGAACTGCCCGTGATCATATAATAACAGGCCAAGAACTCTCCCGTGGCATATAGTAGAAGGAACATGAGATACAGTAACAGGCAGTAGACATAGACTCGCATACAGTATATGTAACTGATCAACTGCCAAAAAGTCTAGCACATATAGTAGAATGCATAGTACTAGCAGTAATATCACCATGATCCTGCAGCGGGGCCACAGCCAAAATAGGGTTTTTTGGTCGGTAGATCAGGGTAGAGACAGTTTTTTTACAGTAGAAAATCGTGGAGGTCGGTGGTGTGACAGGCTATGCTCAAATGGTCACACAATTTCACACTATTCCACACAATATCACACTTTCGCACACTGATTTCACACGATTCCATCCGGTTCTGCAGCGGGGCCTGTGTGTTCTTCACTGTTACTGACTGTGTAATCACACTCCCGTATCACTCTGTTATTGAACTGCAACTGATGCCTAGGCTGGATACGTCTACGGGGCTGCCACACTTCAAACTCTGCTGGTCGTTTGTCTAGTATGGCTAAAGGCGTGAACATCAACGGTCTCCGTCTCGGAACAGGCCCACTACCATCCATATGCATATACCGATGATCATCGCAGTAGTGATCAATCCTAATACCTGTACCCAATCGTTCAGAGTCATTTCGCATACTCCGTTCTTATGCGCTGTCTACACTCTGCACGTAAAGGTTGCTCAACTTCATATGTCCTCCTAGCGGCCTCGCATGCTTCAGGTGTTGCGTACACGCCCAGTTGGCTAGTGAGCCCGCCCGGTGCTACCACTGTCAACACATATATGTAATAACTGGCTAACCATGTCATAGTCTGCTCCTTGTCCTGTATTTACTGTAAATACTAGATGTTATACACATTCGAATTGGATGAACCCACTCTAGAACGAGTCAATGACTATCTGGATTCACTGTATGCACAAGGCTCCCAGCAGTATATATTGGGCGTACAACATAGATTAACGGATGATCTCTTGTTCGTCATGATCGAGTGTTCACCTGAATCTGCCACTTATATACACCTGTTATGCTAGTGGACACTCCCAAATTACTCTGTTACAGACTCACTTCGAGATCTCAGTACGATGAAGAGACCATATGGGCATTCGTACAGCGATCGGGCGGCCATATCAGCATCAAACAGGACTGCATAGACTATTGGATACCCGTTCGATCGCAGACACTATTGCTGTGTGCTTGGCCAGAACTGGCTCCGCAGCCACAACTAGATCTCTACTAGCTCTCGCTGGGTTATATACAGCATGGATCTATCACTGTTGTCATACCTCCAAACCATACCCTCTGACACCATGTGGGCTGCGGTGTTCATAGCGGTCGTGATATCACCTTTGGTATATCGCTGGAGACTGCTGGTGCGCCGTTGGATCATCCGTGCCGCCTGGGTTGGCCTGGGCATCGTTATAGGAGTAAACATATGAAACTGCAAGCTGTGTACATAGTCGTCACTGTTGGTGTGCTGTTTTCCCTGTTTGGTCTGACCGTCTAGACATCTACCGCTGCTGCTTCGCAGCTAAAAATTTTCCTGCGCTTCGCGTTAAATAAATTACGGGGAGCACACAATGCACAGCAGAGACATCATCTATCGACACTTACATGATCACGGTGTTCGCACGGGATTCTCTATGCCAGAGCTGTTGGAATGGTACTTGGTGGATCTCCTAGTGACACGGTTGGATCGCTGTGACATCATACCCGAGCCCACGTTCGCGGAACGCTACCTGAGATTGTATTCGGAGACCAGGATCAGTGAGTTCAAAGACTTCGCGGATTCGGCCTTGTTCTTCGTCAGTCTCATGCCCGACTATGGTCGCAGGCGCGGATTGAACATGGACTACTATGCCACTCTGGGCATCTCCACCTACTATACCCTGGCGGATCTCGCAGAAGATCCCAGATACACACAGCTGGGCAATTGGTTCTATCTGTTGCAGCAGTTCTTGGAGTCAGCGATACGACCAGAAACTAGGTTGGAATTGTGGAGATTCTAGTTAAATAACTGTATGCTAGATCAACTACAGAAACGACTACAACAGATCCCCCAGCAGGATCGCACTCGCCGCACACTGCCACAGAATCCGCAGGCCCAGCGTGTGAGGGATCTGATCAAACCACAAGGAAAGAAACCATGATTAGACTACTGGCCATTCTGGCTGTCACGATGACCATCACGGGCTGTGCTATCTTGGACAAGGGCGTGAGCATGATACCCAGCTTCTGGGACGACAATCAATCAGCCAAGATAGTGGACATACGGCACAGCATAGAGCAGATCACCTGCGAGCCCGGCACACAGCTCCGGGACGCCAAACACCTGCTCACAGAGCTACAATGGTTCCGATTGTATTCGGACAGCAAGGGCTCTAGGCAGCAGGATGTGTTGCGCATCATCCAACCCATGGAAGAAACCGCCCAAGATTGGCTCAAGCGCAGCCAAGCACAGGAAGGCTCAAAGGCCTACTGCACCAGCAAGCGGATGATACTCAAACAGCAGAGCAAGCGAGCTGCTGAAAGCATATTAGGGAGATTTTAATCATGTCACAGGACAGACAACTACTAGAGCAGATGGCCCAGGATGGCCGTGGATGGGTACGAGAGCGAGCTGAGATGGCGATCATCCTGCACGATCAGTTCACCAGCGGCGGCCTAGATGAATCGGAATATCAAGAGCTGATGATGGATCTGGTACGCTCAGATCGATTGGACGCAGAAGCTGACGATCTAGACACCAAGACCATGTTGGTCACCGCCATATACGGAGTAGCACAGGTAATATGAAGATCCGTGACATCATCCGTGAAAACATTTTCACCACGGACTATCACCGGGTCATGGATGCGGTGGCCAAGCTGTATCAGGATCACTATGACATCAACATCTGGGAGTATGCGGACTATCACGACGAAGCTGCCAAATGCCTGATGAAAGAACACCCTAGCCTAGAAGAGCTGGATTTCATCATCGATCAGGGAGAACTGCCTGAGCGTTTCGTGGACCTAGACTTTCCTCTCAACGATGAGCTGATGTATGGCATCAACCACGGGGGCGATGAAGAGAGCCTAGGAGAAGAACCTGCTAGCAGGGCTCTGTGTACATCAGGTAAGCCGGACAAAGCCTTGGGTGCCAGCCAGCTGGCGTCATGCAAGAGCCAGGGCTATCGTGCCCGTGACGGAGGCAAGAGCCACAAGATCGGAGGCGAGCGCCAGAAGGTCCGAGGCAAGCGCATCAAAGGCAAGAAATACGGGGGTCCGTTACCAGATTGGTCATGATGATCAATAGCCTAGCCCAAGGTGACGCCTTAGTGGCACCCCCTACTATGCGGGACCCTAGATTCCGTAGATCAGTCTTGTTGATCACCTATCATGACCTTGATGGTAGCCTGGGTCTGTGCTTGAACAGGCCTACCACCCACACCCTGGACAAGATCAGCGAAGAAGTGGGCCTAGATATCAAATTGAATTTTCCCCTGTATTGGGGAGGCCCTGTGAACCCAGGCACTATCTGGATGTTGCACAGTTCGGAATGGAGCGTGGAAAACACCATAGACATCACTCGGGGTTGGAGCCTTACCAGCAACGAACAGATGTTCTGGGCCGTGCAACAGGGTGACATGCCAAGATACTTTCGTTTCTTCCATGGCTTCTGCAGCTGGCAGAGCCAACAGCTGGAGCATGAGCTACAGGGACGTCCACCCTGGACACATAACAGCAGTTGGCTGACGATAGAACAGCCTGATCCAGAAACCCTGCTAGAGATGCCCTTGGAAGAACTTTGGCAGAACTGCGTGAATCTCAGCGGCCAGCAGGCCGTGAGCAGTTGGCTCTAAGCCCTCTTTAGATAAAAGAAAAAATCTCGCTTTTCTCTGGGTTGCCAGTTACGGCCTTCCTTGCCACAGGGTGCATCTCTGTAGCCAGCGCGAGCATTGGTGCATCTCATATAGTGTCCAGGGATGGTCTTGGTACCTATGATAGGGTCAAACTCACTGTGTTCTTCCACCCATTCTCTATGGCATTTCCATTCCACGCCCGAACCCCAAATCGGCAGGCTGGTAAGATTACGGAATGCATGCTTACAGGTTTTACAAGTTACTTCCGTCATAGTTTTTCACCTCGCTTGAATCCACGGAATGTTTTGAATCGGGGGAAACGTAGGCTATAACTCCCGTCCTGGTTTTGGGTAATGGCATCGGCTCTGACTTCAACGACCTGACCCACGAGCGAATCTCGTCCTGCCCATAGCTCACTGCGATCACTATCGCTGAAACCACTGCCACAATTGACGCCAATCGTCTTTCCATCATCTTCTCCCTCGCAAATTAATGCGCCTAATCGTCCTTGATTGCGTCCTGTGCCTTCTTCATAGCCCGTGACCGTCAAGCTGACTTCGATGAATGGTTTTGATTTCATCCATGCGGCGTCACGTTTGCAGACGTAAGGTGCATCTACATCTTTGATCATCGCCCCTTCAAATCCTGCATCCACTAGCTCACGCACATAGTCTTGATATTCGATCTCATCCGTGAGCACATCTAGGTCAAACTCGCGCCAAGGTACGATATCGATGAAACCTGAATCTCTAAAGATGTTCTCGAAGTTCTTGAGGAAATTCAATCGTCGACGTTGTCCCAAGGAGCTCTTGCCCTGTTTGAATTCTGACAGCGGAATGATGTCGAAGACCATGAGACGTGCATCCGAAGCATCAACATTGTCCTTTCTCCGTGCCTGTTTCATTAGGTCTTGGAAGCTGGTAGACACTACTTCGGCATCGATGACATAGCTACGTCCAAACTCTTCGATGTAACCGGAGAGATAGTCTGTGATGTGCGAGAAGTTCACTAGCTCGTGGCCATTGCGGCTGTACTGTGTCACTGTCTTGTTTTCGTGGTCGATGACTGTGAGACAGCGAACACCATCTAATTTCTGTTGCACAATTTTCTTACCCACCATCTTAGCTTGGTGGTTAGCAGAATCCTGAGCCAACATACATTCAAATACTGGTACCGGAGCGATATCTTTGTATTTCTTAAGAACCTTATTAACCGTCTTTTCAGATACACCACAGCGTAAATCCTTGATTAAAATCCTACGGTAGAAACCGTTCCATTGATCTTGGGTAGCGATGTCCATTGCCAGTTTGATAGCATCTCTAGCCTCATGGCCAGTGAGCTCTCTGCGATAAAGAGCTTCGGCCAACTGCAGAAAGTTCGTCCAAGATAGCCCCTGTCCAACCGCTTCAGTTTTTTCTGGAACCTGCTTGACACCAAAGGTGTAGAGCTTGTCCAAACACATGCGAACTCCATCGAAAAACTCTGTGAGTCCTTGCTCGGCAGCTTCATTTAGTATGTCTTCTTTGGCCAAACGGCTGTTGTCAGCCTCTAATTTGGCGATGATATCTTGTGGTTGGGTACGCACTGATCACTCCTAGTAGTTCACTATAATCATATTATAGCGCCAATAAAAGTAATTGTCAAGAGAAATAAACTTTCTTTAGACCGTTATACAGTGTATCAAGTTCTTCTAAGGTTTCCAAGTTGCTCTTGAGAGTGTTCGCTCTTAGAGAAATGATCACCATGTTGTTGACGTCGCTGGAGGACCCTCCGTTACTGCGAGCAATGATATGATCTACGCTAGGTCTAAACCAATCGTTGTTCTCTCCGCTGATGTTTCTAATTATGGTATTTTTACCTAATCCATAATCTAAAGGTGTACCGAATATAGGGCAATAGTCTGGACATTTTCCATAAAGAGCCTCAGGATCACACCCCCATTTTTGGCTCATATTGACTGCCCAGATTTTTTTAAGAAGATCCTGCTTGGTCTTACTCTTCAAGAACTCCATATAAAGATCATTTCTCAGATAGGTACTGGCATCAAAATGACGCCAATAGGTTCGACTATCTAGAGATTCGTTTACTTTGTCGATTTCGTCCTTGGAAATCATACAAGCTCTTCTTCATCTTCCTCGATATCATTTACGTCGTAGACGCTGCCGTCGGTAGACATAAATGGCATACTTAAATAAAATTCATATCCGTCATCTAACCTGCTACAGGGAGCAAGACTCACTCCTAGCCCACGGGGGCTTCCCGGTTGACTGGTTATATACATATCGTAGTTTTGCACAGTGCTCACGATTGCGGCACCGATCATATATCCTCGATTGCCAGTGTTAGTTTCTGGTGCGTCACGATATTTGGTTTTAGGATATTGTTGTTTGATAGAAGAATTTACCTCATTCCAAACTTGTTCTGGCTTGTCCCAACGCTCTCCGAGAGCCAATGCAATAGCTTGGTCAATTTTCCGTATTTTCGTTTTGTCTGTCTCCTGTTGACTGGACAGGAGTTTGCACAATCCCCAGAGAGGTTCGTGCGGAACGCTCTTGGTAGGCCATGCATTACGGATGATACGAATACCTCTTTTAAATATTTCCTGATCAAATTCTTCAAAATAGTTAAGGAATTTAGAAGTGTGCTTAGATTCTCCATCACCAGGAGTTTTTCCCCTCGGGGGGATCAAAATCACGTTCTCTCGATTTAGCACCTGATGCAGATCATAGTGTATCTGATCTTCGTGTTTGATGCTACCTACTTCTGAATTCATACGGATAGCACGATTCAACTGATTTCTGTGATTATCATAATCGTCCGCGGGCATTGCCTGGACGTTGCAGGCAATAAATTGATTGAAATCGTGATATTCCTGATCACTCTCAATATATTGAGCAGGAATGTTTTCTACCCCTACCAATGCCAAGAGGATAGACCCGTGTTGTCCGTCGTTGATATAGATCTCTCCGTTAGCCTGTTTACGTCCCTTGCCGCCGAACACCAAACTGGAATCAAAATCCACTAATAAATTAAACAAATGAACGACATTTATATTACGTTGCGCACGATAATTTAACGCGATTCTATCTTGCGCATGTGTCTCTAGCCCTTTAACTGCTTTCGCACTATCAAAAATTGGCAGCTCCCATCCCCAAAGCGCAGGTTTATTAGTAGCAGGGTCGATACTTTTCTTAAGATGTTCCAAAACCATACGC